GTATTCACAACCTCATTGATATTAATCACAGAGGACCAACCGCCAATAAAGTGAGCATGATTACCCATGTACTCGGGGGCTTTAATACCAAACCGAGCAGCCATCTGGTCCGAATAGTCCTTACTTGCGAATTGTACTACCTCTTTCCAGCGCTGAAGGTATTCCGTTGCACGAATTGAAAGTGCGGACAAATCGGAATTAAGGCTAAGAGCTTGATTATTCGAAGAGGGTCGAGTAGCCGAAAGCGAAACATCAGAGGTACCACTACCCTTAGCCTGTAGATAAACACCTGAAGAACCATAAGGAACAATCCGATTTGAAGGCAAAGATGCATCAATTGAACCAAGCACAGCTACCGAACCATACTGACTATTCGGAAGTATACCCATAAAGTAATCTTTCGGATAATTAGCATAACGGAGCTTCAACATATCAACACAAAGAGCGATAGAAGAACCTCCAGTCCAGTAGTCTACATTGTAAGCGTAAGCCAAGTGCTTTTCCCATTGAGAGTTGCTGAAGAAATCGAAATAAACTTTCTGATAAGCAAGGAACGGAAGAGCATTCACAGTCTGAGACAGCTGATAAACAAGCGGATTAACACCGTCAGACAGATTATCAAGACCTAAATACTTCTTAGTGATAGCGGCTTTTCCTGTATTTGAAGATGCAATCATAGAACCGTAGCCAAGCATATCAAGCAACTTGCATGAACCATAAACCAACGGCAGACCAGCATCATCACGAGTATTGGTCTGGTCATTGGCGTTCGCCGCTTGCAGGTAAGTGCTTAAAAATGCCTGAGAGACATAAGGAACCTGAGTAAGCTGAGGAGTATTCTCACTATTACTAACGGCAGAAGTCATGTAATCAGACATCTGAGTAAACGCCTGCGGTAGAGCACGAGAGATCAAGCGTAACGGCACAGCGTAAAAGTCATAATACTCTTTGATACGAGTATATGCAGCCGTATTGACGGGAACAGTACGAGTAAACCAATCGGAAGAAATACGGTACTTACTCCCGGGAATAGCAATCTGCCAATAAACGGGTAAAATCTCACCAACTTTTGCCGTAAACAATTTTTTACTAGACAAGTCAAAGGAAGAGCGATGTACGGCAATTTTCGCTCGGTCTAGGGGATTAAAATCACTCATAATCAATTAATTTAAATTAGACCATACGGTTAAATATATTATTAGCATCATTCAATTTCTTATGCTTAATCATATCGCGGCAGAAGGTAGCAGCACGGAAATCAAGACATTTTTGTAAGTCGCTACTTTGCCCACTATCATAGGAACTTCTTGTATCGGGTTTCGCGGATTTGATGTAATTACAAGCCGCGAGAGATGGGATTCTGGGGTCATCAAACGGAACGTGTATCTGTTCTTTAATGGGACGAATAAATCCGTCTGCATATTCTCCGTCTTCTCCGATACCAATGGTCGCCATTTCGCATCCTTCGGCTGGTACATAGAAATACCGAAGCATAGGGGCTGGCAAAGTCTGTTGTATTCGCAACGAATCACACATTCGTACATAATCCGCTTTCTTTTCATATTCTATTCCAGTTTTGAGGATAAACATAATACGATTGGCATAAGAATCAAGATTACCACCGATGGGAGGCAGATGCCAATTCCTAAGGAACTTACTGACATAAAGGAATAGCCGATATAACTTATTAATATAAGATTCAATATCGACATCAGAAGAACTGTTACAGAGCCTAGTAAGGCACCGAGCATTGTGTAATATAATTTCATCTTCATTGGTTAGGCAATGATTTAATGTAATATATCGATAATAAGCACGAACAATAGAAAGGATAGAATCGGAATTATAATCTATAATACCAAATCTTGCGATTCTTTTTGGCGCGCTTGCAACAGCGCGAATAATTCTAGCAATCGCAGTAGCATCGTCATAGCGAGCACTTGAGAATCGGGGCAATAAGGTACGGATATACGACATGGGGGGAGTTGATTTAACACTAATCCCGTTGAAGTTATAGACTCGTCCATTAATGACAGAATCGATTTTTTTTTCAATCGCGTGATAGACGTCTTCACCTTCCTCAAAAATATCGCCTTTTTCAAAAAATCCAAGAGACGCTCTTTGTCGGGGTTTAAATGCGCAGCATGCTCGATATAATAAGGGAGCAGAGCTAAGGCTGTTAACGTAACTCGCAACGTACGATGAAGCTCCACCTCGGGCAATCTGGAAATCTGAACGACCGAGTTTCCAACTCTTATCATGGCACTGTCGTAATACCTCTGAGATTTCTTTCGAGTTCGTGAATAATAAGATATGATAATGCGGGCGAAAATGGACTGGTCCGTATTCACCCACAGCGTAGAAGTGTAACGTTTCATAAGAACCTAAAGCTGTTTTTAAATGTTTACGCAATCGTTTAATATAGTTCTGAACATCAACATAATTCAGGAAGGGTATAAGGTTACCAAGACCATATTGTTCAGCAGCGGGATATACCGAGTTGTCAACGGCCTGCGTTTTACGGATAAAACTACGAATAGCATCCATACTAAGAAACCAATTATCCTTAACAGGAACATATTCCTTAATTTCACGGTCAAACGGCACTGTGCCTTGAACTTGCGTGAAGAATATATGACGCAAGAGGGAAGAATCCGCAGGTTGATACTCAGAAACAGGTATATAAGAGTGGCGTTCATAACCAAAAACTTTATCTCCTGAAATACTTAAAGCATCTTCATACTCACTATGCAGAACCTCACAATTCATCAAAGGAATATGCTCATTATCATAAGTAAGCGTCACAAAATAAGAATACTTAAAAGCACTTCCTGCGGTCTTCACACGAATGGACGCTTTTTGAGCACGCTTATGAATACAGTAATCGCATTGTCCGCAATCTACAGGAATGCGCTGACCTGTGTAACGATTAGTTATAAAAGAGCGATGCTGACAATGGTCAGCAGCCTTAAGTAAATCAGGAGAATATGTCATAAATATAATCTTTTATCAATCACTTGGTGACGATTACGCGGACCAAATGAAATATGAATAAAATTATCATAAATAATAAGTTGGTCAAAAGGAGAAAAATGATCAGAATAATCATAAATCATCTCAAGCAACTTATTAAAACTAGTAGAACCGTAAGGCTTGATATCAATAGCTTCACCCATCAGATGCTGAGAATTAGGAGCGCCATTACAAGCCTTATTCTGTTCAGGAGTGCGACGTGCACTAGTCACGACAAAATGAGTATTAGAAAGCAGCAAATACTCAAGAAAATACATAAGAGACTTATTCATAAACCGATAGAGTTTAGAATATAACCAAGAGCCGCACTAACAGCGCCGATAATAATTTTCCAAATATTATTACTTTTCATCAGATTGAGATTTAAGTTCAACGAAATTATTTTCTTCTTTAATTGAATCCACAATAACAATAAGACCCAACGGAGAAACTCGCTCAGAATAATTTCCAAGACCATCCAGAGAATTGACAATATAAGGCGGCATAACATCACGACCAGTTTGTTTTTCTTTAAGGGAAATAATGAATTTCTGCATAATTGTAAAATTTTAAATGTTAATAATTTAATGAGTTGGTTTCTACAGGGGCAAAGGAAAGCATTATTTTCGAATAAACAAAATATTTCGGAGTTTTTTATTCTACGGTTAGGGTGTGAGTTGTGCGTTTATAGACGAGGAGGGGGAGAATCCGAGAGGATAACTCGGATTTGCTTCGCACACAACTAAGGGCTTCGCTTAAATAACAAAGTGGATGTATACAGAGGTGTATAGGCACGGCAGGTCAGATAGAACCTGCCTTTGCGCGCCTTCGCGCTAAAATACCGGAGCGGAACGCTCCTCTAAGGAAGTCGCTCCGCTCCATTTTTCGACCAGGCCCTACGCGGGCGGCGGGTGTATATCGCTCAAACGCCGCGATGGGCTTTTAGTTTATCTACCGTTATAGATTGTAGTATTACGAGGACCATAATCGTTACGAAAGATATTAGCACCAGGGCGAAAAGAGCCAATTACATTACCAGCGCCAGAAGCAATAGAACCAACACCGCGGGCTACAGATTCCCAATAATGAGTACGGCCTTGTTTACGAGCTAATTCAGCACCATACTCGGTGAGTTTCTGTTGAGCCTTAGCAGTGTTATACTCCACATGCTTACGTAGCTTAACGTTCTTATAATCATACGTACTATCACGATACACTAATTCATTAGAAGCATTAGTAGCTTTAATCAGAGAGTCAGCAGTTTCCTTAGCTATTCTGTTTTGAATCCTAAGACCGTTAGTCTCAACAGACAGCTTAACAGCCCTAGCCATCTCAGTTTTATACTGCGCTTCAGTAAGAGCACCTTGTGCAAATAGATTAGCAAGAGTCTGACCCTTAATGAACAAATCAGCCTGTTGCTGTTCATCAAGATATTTATTCAATATCTGTTGAGCCTGGGAATCAAGTAGAATCTGTGTTTCTTGGGCAGCAGTAAGACGACCAGCAAACTCCATATTCTTAAGTTCCTGAAATTCCTTAGACTGATCTAATATAGCAGAGCGTCTACCAGTGGAAGCATTCCAATAACCTGACTGACCAATACCAATATTACGATAATCCGTATCACCAAGGATCTTATTGATAAGGAATGGAGTAGTAGCTACATTCTGTTCAGCATTCATCATAGCAGCACGAGCCTGGGCCATAGAAGCAAGAGCGGAACCAATGTCAGAAAAATCAGGGCGAAACGCCTGAACGCTAGGAGGAGGAGCAGCAGAAGCAGCAGCACCTCCAGAGGCAGGAGACTTAGAGCCAGCCATAGCGGCAGAACCTTGAACGAACGGATTCAAACCACGAGAGATCATAGCATTGGGAGAATTGTAAGAATTATTCATTCCCCACATCTTTTCTTGCCAATTACGCTGAATCTGAGCCTGTTCGGCGTTAAACGCATTATTCTCGCGATTAATGTCAATATTGGTCTGGTTGGCCTTATTCTGCGCAGAAGAGCCAATCATATTGCCAGCAAGAGAAGCACCAGCAGCAATAATACCACCAAGGACAAGCGGAGCAATACATCTATCATTAGGAGAGAGCAAGCTCTCTCCAATTTCTAGAAACCTCATTGTGCACTAGCGGCAGGGGCGGACGCATCAGGAGCGGGCGCTGCACTTTGCTCTGCCAACATAGACTTAGCAAACTCAGTCAATTCTGAATGTTGAGAAGCTAACTCAGACAATACAGCCTGACGTTCAGACATTGTTTGACAATGACGGGAAACAACACAATTAAATCGTTCTTCATCCGTCATACCATCCATAACAGTAGACTGAGTAGGATGCATCTGGGCAAGAATATTCTGAACATTCATATCACCAAGCAAACGACGATACTTTTCCTGATTCAAAAGGATCTGAGTCATATCACATTGAATCAAATCACCGTCAGGAGTCTCATCATACATAACCGGATCATAAGCAGAAGCCTGATAACACGGGTTGCCTTCAACCAATTGAGGTTGATAAGTATCCGGAATAATTTCAGGGGTAAAATCAAATCTTCTCATAACGACATATAATTAATAAGGTAAACCATTTCGATCCAAGTTCTGAACAGCATATACTTGGAAGTTAACATTACACAACAGTTGGTCAAAAGCAACAGAACAATTCGCAGCATCAACCTGCGGAACGAATATAGAGTTCAGTTGTTGAGGACGAACCTTCATAGACTGATAAGACCAAGCACCAGAGCCAGTTAAGACCTGATAACCATTCAATGGAGAAGCCCAAGACTGATAAGCAGTACCTTTACGGAAACCGGCATGAACGGTATCAATACTAGATTTCCATTGCCAGTAACGAAGATTATATCCAAGACTATTACCAGTAACCACCTTCAAACCGGGGTTATTCTGGAGATTCAAAGCAGGGACGACTTGCATACCTAACTGATCGAATGCTGGTTCCGGGAAGTCAGAAATAGAGGTAACAGTCAACTGAGGAGCTTGACCTGTCAAATCCCAATCGAGTAAAGGCACGGCATGATAAACGCAGATAATTACCTGATGCTCGGCACCACAATCATAGGTTAGAGTATGACCAGAATTAGAGGATACGCCTTTACCAGCTATACTAGCCTGAGAATTATCGGTATCCAAATTGGTATTCACAACCTCATTGATATTAATCACAGAGGACCAACCGCCAATAAAGTGAGCATGATTACCCATGTACTCGGGGGCTTTAATACCAAACCGAGCA